CTTCACACTACAACAAGGACTTAGTTGTGACGAGTTCTATAAATACTTAGAAGAAGTTGAACGTATAACATACGACATACCCTATACATACTTTGACACAGTAGAGCTAATAGGGTATAGTTGTGGTATCTTATAAACAAACAGGAGAAAATTATGGAACTTTCAGAACTAAAGAAAGGCGATTGGGTTCGTATAGACAACGGACTTGGTGCACCAGTAAGAGCTAAACTTTTAGAATCACCCAAACAAGGCAAAGGATTTAAGAATGTAATCCTGATGGATGTTCAAGGTCAAGATGTAGGATTATTTAATGAAGCTGGTGGTGTATACGCTAGTGATATATTGGAGAAGATAGATGACCAACAGCACTAGAAAAAGCTATCAGCGACAATACTATCGCAAGAAAACTATGGACAAACTTCGCAACACAGTAAAGAACTTACGAGAAGAGAGAGAAAAATTTCTATCAAGTCCAGAGGGTATTGCATACAAGAAGAGACTAATGTATGAGTATGGTAAGAAATACAGAGAGCAAAACGCAGAGAGTATTCGAGCGTACCAAAAGGAATACCATATACAGTATGGTATATAAAACCCCCCTCGGAGCCACAGGTTCATATAGCACGAATTTCATTTTAAGTCAAGGAGAATTATGAATATATTTTTTTTAGATAGACTACCAGAGAAGTCAGCAGAAATGCTGTGTGATAAGCATGTACCCAAGATGTTGCTTGAGACATGTCAGATGTTATCAACCGCATATCAACGACACATGGGAGAACATGAAGAACTTTACAAGTCAGCATATCCTAAACACCCCATGACTATATGGACTGGAGACTCAAGGGCAAACTTTGATTGGGCATTTGATCATGCAGTAACAATCTCAAAGCAGTTCACACTTAGGTTTGGCAAGACTCACAAATCTCACAGAGTATTACAAGTGTTAGCAAAAGAATATATACTTGAAACAATAAACATTCCTGATGTAGGATTTACTGAGCCACCACAATGTATGCCTGATGAATACAAAGATGAAGACTATGTTCAAGGATACAGAGATTACTATTGGTATGACAAAAAGTATTTTGCTAAGTGGGACAAAGGTGTAGACGCACCTTCTTGGTGGCTTGACTTACAGTCTGTTGCATAGTATTATAGTAGCATGAAAAAAAATTACTCACAAGTATCTTTAGACAAGATTAAAAACGGTCACACCATCTACACCAAGACGATCAAGGTGGTGGAGTTCTATCCTTATAAAGCTCTGAAGCCTGTTATCAACAAGAAGTTAGGTAAGAAGGTAAGCAAGGGCATGCATAAGGATAGACCTATATTCACACTAACACTAGAAGAGAGAGCCACATGCCCTCGTACTTGTGGTCATTGGGATGATTGCTATGGCAATAACATGCCATTCGCACACAGGATATCACATGGCAAGGGACTGACACACAAACTATATGCAGATCTCACAGAGATACAGAAGAAGCATGAGAAGTTTCTTGTACGACTTCATGTGCTTGGTGATTTCTATTCAGTAGATTATGTACAGTTCTGGGAGAGATGCCTTGCTAAGTTTCCAGGTCTTGCTATCTGGGGCTATACACATTGGCACCCAGGCACAGACATAGGAGATGAGATAAAGAGAATACGCACAGCACAGTGGGATAGATTCTCAGTACGATTTTCAGATTACACCAGAGATATACTATCAGCTAACTCAGAAGAGATAGCAGAGAAAGGTGTGATATGCCCAGAGCAGACAGGCAAGGCTAAGAGCTGTGCCGATTGCGGTCTGTGCTGGTCAATGAAGAAGCAATCAGTTATATTTAAGACGCATTGACATAGCGATATGATAGTGCTATTATAAGATATTCCAAGACACTGAGACTATGTATGCACATGCTTCTCAGATGAGGATAGAGAGAGGTGGGAACGACTATACTAGTTAGTCTATAAGCCTCTCTCGTTTATTAACAACAACCAAGGAGGTCACATGACTGAATCAATAAGACGCCTAGACTTTGAGGGCGAGATAAGAAAGAGAGTAGGATCAAAGTTTTTCTCTGCTTGCTTTATAAAGAAAGATGATAGCACTAGAGTTGCTAACTGTAAGTTCAATGTAACTAAACATCTAAAGGGTGGTGTCAGAACTACTGACCCTAAAGACTACATGATTGTATGGGACACAGTTAATAATAAATACATCAATGTATCTCTATCTAGATTACAATGGATTAAGTTCAATGGTAATATGTATACTGTACAGGTGACACCCAAAGGTAGAAAGCTAAAGCTATCTACTGTTAGTACTTTGATATGAGTAAAGATAAAGATGATTGGTGGGACACCCATTTTATTATAGATGGGGTAGACAAAAAAACCTCTAAGAAAATAAAAGATAAACTAAAAAAGAAAATGGCAGAAGAACTTGACACAGAGCCAAAGAAGTGTTAATATATGATATTGATTACGAGCATAGTAAAACACTAAGCATGCTACAGAGGTAGTGTTCGTATTCAAGGGGTAGGTGTGGTCGTTGCCTACCCCACATTATGGGGGTGCAGGTCAGAGTACTCACAAGCCGTTTAAACATTGCGGCCTACGGACACCCCCACCCACTTTAATCACTTGACATAAGATAGCAATCATGATATAAGCAAAGCATGAATTACAGAGAACAGGCAGAAGTAATAAGAAACATACCAATACATACAGGGCAGTCCATAAGAATGGATTGCCCTTTTTGCTTTCATGACAATACTTTACAGCTGACCAAAGAAAGTGGGCAGATGAAATGGTATTGCTTTAGTGCTTCTTGTACTGCTAAAGGAGTTCTTGACACAGACAAAACAATGGAGGATATCACGCACATGATAAAGAAAAAATCAGAGGATAAGATAGATTGGAAAGTGCCACAGCATTTTACAGTTGGTCATTCTACTCACCAAGTATCTAGATACTTAGGAAGAAACAATTGCACTGATGCATATAATCAAGGAAGAGCAGATATAAGGTATGATCCACAAAATCATAGAGCTGTCTTTATGATTAAGGATAACACAGATAAAATAATTGGTGGTGTTGGCAGAGCATTAAGATCTGATATACTTCCTAAATGGTATGTGTATGGCAGAAAAGATTATCCATTTATTTGTGGTGAGGGGGACACTGCCGTAGTGGTTGAAGATTGTGCGTCTGCTTGTGCAGTGTCCCAAGATTTTGTAGGAGTTGCACTCATGGGTACAAGTCTTTCAGATTCTTTTATACCAGTTATACAAAAAAAATATAAGAAAGTTATTGTTGCATTAGACAGAGACGCAACTACTAAATCATTTGACATAGCAAAAGAATTGTCTAGTACTAACATAGAAACAAAGGTAGTGCTGTTGGAAGATGATTTAAAATACTTTAGACCAGCACAGATAAAGGAGATACTATGCAAGAACGACAACTAATAAAATTATTATTAAAGAAAAAGTTTTATGATAATAATAAAAGCAAAGTTTCTAAGACTACATTTACTAATGGTCTTGGAAATGTTTTTACTACAATACAGAAAGCACACGAAGAGTATCAGCAAGACCTATCAATAGATGAGCTGATAGATTTACATTTAGAAAAGTATAATCCTGCATTGACCAGAGCTGCAAGAGTAAACTTTGAGTCTATGGTAGATGAGATAAGAAAAGAACAAGAGCCAAGTGAAGATGTTGCTGCAGATATTTTAACTGCTGTGCATAAAAGAAATCTTGCACATAAGGTAGCAGTGGTAGCGACAGATATATTTAATGGTCATAGTAGATCTTTTAATGATATCAAGGACTTACTTGAGGGCACACAAGAAGAGGTACAAGAAGAAGAAGCAGTAACAGATGACATAGGAGAACTGATGGACAGTTTAGATATACAAACTAAGTTTGAATTTAACTTACCAAGTTTACATGAACAAGTTCCAGGTATAGGTGCAGGTAATTTAGTTATACTATTTGCTAGACCAGAGTCTGGCAAGACTGCATTCTGGGTTAATCTAGTAGGTGGCATACAAGGTTTTGCATCGCAAGGTGCAAAGGTACATGCATTAATCAATGAGGAACCTGCAGTAAGAACACAAATGAGAGTCATCAATGCACACACAGGCATGACCAAAGAAGAGATACTGGACAACATGGATGTTGCAAAAGATAAATGGAAGGATATAAAAGATAATGTTAAACTTATGGATACTGTTGATTGGACTATTGATGATGTCAATAATCATTGTGAGCGGCATAAGCCCGACATACTTATCATTGATCAATTAGATAAGGTAAATGTTGTTGGTAATTTTTCACGAACAGATGAGAAACTTAGAGCTGTATATACAGGAGCAAGAGAGATAGCTAAGAGGCATGACTGTTGTGTAATAGCTATATCACAAGCATCAGCAGATGCACATGGTAAGACAAGCATATCATTTGATATGATGGAAAACTCTAAGACAGGTAAAGCCGCAGAGGCAGACTTGATTATAGGTATAGGTAAGCATGGTAGTTTAGATTCACTTGACACTACAAGAGTATTGTGTATAAGTAAGAATAAGATATCAGGCTATCATGGAGAGATAACTTGTAATATCGAACCACAACTATCGAGGTATAGAGTATGATTACAGTATTAGATGTAGAGACTAGCTTTCAAATTGTAGATGGTAAGGTAGACCCACTACCTTTTAATCCCCATAATTTTTTAGTTAGTATAGGAGTCAATGACGATTACTATTTTTTTAATCATAATCATAATGAGCATGATATTAAGTCTAATCATTTAGCAGTACAAGCTATACTAGATAGAACAAAACTATTAGTTGGTCACAATATTAAGTTTGATTTAGTATGGCTACTAGAGTCTGGATTTAAATATGATGGCAGACTATATGATACAATGATCGGTGAGTATGTATTGCTTAGAGGTTTGCGTAAGCCATTGTCTCTAAAAGAGATTTGTAAACGTAGAAGTATATCACAAAAATCTGATGCAGTAGATCAATACATGAAAGATAAAATATCTTTTGAGAATATACCAGTAGATATTATTGAAGAGTATGGCAGACAAGATGTCATATCTACTAGGGCTTTGTTTGATTCACAGATGGCAGACTTTAAGAAGGCAGACAATAAAGGCTTGCTTAAATCTGTTAAGATGATGAATGAGTTCTTACCTGTGTTAGGCAATATGGAGATGAATGGAATACACATAGATGTTCCTGGACTTGATCTAGTTGAGCAAGAGTTTAAAGAAGAGTTTGGTACTATAGCACAAAAGATTAAGACTATAATATGGGAGCAAATGGGTGATACCCCTATCAATCCTAGTAGCGGAGAGCAACTGTCTTGGCTTATATATTCTAGAAAAGTTACAGATAAAAAGAAATGGGCACAGATGTTTAATATAGGAATAGATAAAGCCACTAAGAAAAAAAAGAAACGACCTATCTTTTCTAAATCTAAATTTAAAGACGCTGTAAATTTTAATACAACTATCATTAAAAAAACTATGGCAACTCAATGTGAAAAATGTAGTGGCGATGGTACTATACAAAGAGTTAAAGTTAATGGTGATAGATATAAAAATTTATCTAAGTGTGATGCATGCGAGGGTACAGGACTAATATACACGGAGTTAAATCGTACTGCAGGCTTTGGTCAGACACCTGTAGGTGTATCTGAGGTAGCTGATGGAGGATTTAAAACAGATAGAGATACCTTAAAAAAATTAGCTGCACGATCAACAGGAGAGTTACGAGAGTTTATTGATTTAATTATAAGGTACAATGCAATTGATACATATCTAAATACATTTGTAAATGGTATGAGAGATCATGTAAATGAAGATAGCATATTACATCCTAAGTTTATGCAGTGTGTTACAGCAACAGCAAGATTATCTAGCCGTGATCCTAACTTTCAGAATCAACCACGGGGCAATACGTTTCCTATTCGTAAAGTAATTACATCTAGATTTGAGGGGGGAAAGATAATGGAAATAGATTTCTCACAGCTAGAGTTTAGAACTGCTGTTTTTTTAGCCCAAGATAAGCAAGGTATGAAAGATATAGAAGATGGCGTAGATGTACATCAGTTTACTGCAGATACTATAGGAGTATCTAGACAAGATGCAAAGGCACATACATTTAAACCTTTGTATGGAGGCATGTCTGGCACAGAAGATGAGAAAAGATATTACAAAGCATTCTTAGATAAGTATAAAGATATAGCTAAGTGGCATGAAACTTTACAAAGCAGTGCGATAGAATTTAAAAAAATTAAGACCCCATCTGGTAGAGAGTATGCCTTTCCGTATGCACAAAGACAGGCTTGGGGAGGATCTAGTTATTCTACACAGATAAAAAACTATCCAGTTCAGGGGTTTGCAACTGCAGATATAGTACCTATTGCTTGTATCAATGCTTATAACCTAATGAGAGAACATAAAGTTAAAAGCCTATTGGTTAATACAGTGCATGACTCTATAGTTGCAGATATATTTCCTGGAGAAGAAGATATTATGGCAGATATATTAGATAGTGCTACTCTTGATGTTATAGATTCTCTTAAGTCCTACTATGATTTAGACTTTAATGTGCCACTTGACACAGAAACTAAGGTGGGATATAATTGGCTTGAAATGCAAGAAAAATCACAACCGAAAGGCATAGCTCTATGAAGTCACTTGAGTATTTATGTAATCTTATACTTATAATTGTAATATTTTTATTAATACTATGGCAACATTCTTCTTGACTTTTATTACAAAATAGTGTATAAGCGAACAAACCAACCAAAGGAGGACAATTTGATGTCTAATAATGAAGTAGCTAACATAGACGGTCTATCACAAGATCAGATCATGTCTATGATTGGCCAAGAGAAATCTTCTACTGGTAACTTCTTACCGAAGCTAGCCATAAATAGATTTCCAGAGA